GGTGAGTGACCATGCCACCGCTTGTTTGCGCAGGCGACCCTGACGTGGTGTAAGGAAACAAACCGCCAACAATAACCTGTTTCAGAACGTTGTTATGGTCCTCACCTTCTCTGGCCCTGACTGCAAGGTTGTCAACCGTCTTCATAATTTCTATCTGCCGCTTGATCGGAAGGCCGCTGATGATCTGCGCGAATCGCGAGCGTGTTGGGAAACTCGTGTGAACGAAGGCTTCTTGCTGTTCAAGCGAGGCGATCGATTCGTTGAAAACACCGAAACTCTCAGGCTGAAGCAGATACGGCTCTAGGCCATTGCGAGACCATACCATCTGCATGATGGTCTTGCCCTTAATCAGCGACCACATAGTCGCCGCTGAACAAGTCTCGTCAACCTCCGCCTCGGTGATGTACTGATGTAAGCCGCTGGCGGCAGCCATTCCTTTGGCTCGTTCAGCCGGCGACACTTGTCCGAAATAATCTATCGTGAAACGGAGATCGGCGGGGGAAAACAGAAACGCGGTGATGTCGCGAATCATGTCCTGGGTGCGGAGGAATGTCTGCGGCACGCCATTTTCATCGCCGGTCAAAAACAGATTCCGGAACGACAGTCCGCGCTGCACACGCTCAGACCGGCTATTGGTGCAAGCTCGCACCAACCTCGCGGCCCATCGCGCCCTATCCTTGACCTTAGACGGTATCTTCATGCCGCATGGTTACCACGCAGCGTGAGGTATCTGCAATAACCTGCTGATTCTGGACTACTTCGGGTTGAATGATCCGATAACGCGGTGCTCCGGCACGGGCGACGATCCAGGCGCCTTCGAGGTAAGGATCGGGGCGACGCCGGGCGAGGTGGCGGCGCTGAAGTTCTGTCCCATCACCGGTGAACCGGCTTGGGCGGAGATGGCGCGCTCACCGTAAATGGGTGACAGGTCGGCCCGCACGGTGCGTGTCTTCTGCTTCTGACCACCACCCCAAAATGAGTCGGCTTGTTTTTGCAAGTGAGACGGAAGCGGCGGCGCAGACGATTCCCCCGGCCTGCGGTGATCGAGGATGTTGGTGACACCTTGATCCTCGGCGACGAATTTCAGCGCGGTGTCGAACGCCGTGGCGTGGACGCTGGGCGTCATCGGGAACTTACCGGCCGCAACGTCAAGTCCCAGGTCTGGGACGTGCGACTCCTTGGCCTTACCGCCGCACGCCTTGCGTGGGCAGCGTGGCGTCTTCACCTTGGCAGGGTCGGACGTGAGGCGATCGACGTGAAATCGAGTGGCGCACTGTCGGCACCTGAAGTAGTGGCGATAGCGCGGGCGATCGTCTTCACTCATGCCATGATCGCTCCCGGTGCCACGCGCCCCGTCGCCACACGCCAAGCCACTGGCTCATCCTTAATCGGCTGCCGGTTCATCGGGTCTGACCAGAACCCGTGAGGCACCCAGCGCCAGCCGTTATGCCGCGAGGTTTGGCGCCACATCATGTTGAAGACGCGGCCGGAGATGTCAATCCCCTCCTGTATGGACCCGTCGCGCATGGCGTCCGGCATGAAGTGCCACGGGTTTTCCGGGTCGTGCGTAGCGGTCAGGACGGCGGCGACGGCCGGCGAGACTTCGGGCTCTTGTGGCGCATCTGTGGCTGTCTGGGCGTCCTGTAGAGGCTCCGGCGCGGCCTGCATGATGGCAACCACTTCGGGATCGGCCATGACGGACCGAGGCGGCGGTATGACTGGCTCTGGCGCTATGCTGACATGCTCCCCGCCCTGAAGGGCGGGGGTTCTGGTGGGCTTCATGCGGCCCTCCGGATGCTTCCTGCGTCCTCGGGCCGCCAAACGCGGTGCCCCTCAGCAGGCTTCAAGGACTTATCCAGCCCCCGTTGTAGGATATTGATCGCCGCGTTGGTGTCGGCATTGGCCTCATGGCCGCAGCCCGTGCAGACGAACCGCGCCTGATCCTGTCGGCTTGCCGCATCCACCACGCCGCACGCGGCGCATGTCTGGCTGGTGTAGGCGGCTGGCACTTCGATCAGCTTGCCGCCACGATCCGCCAGCTTGTAGGCCAGCATGATCCGGAACGCACCCAAGCCTTGATCGAGGATGGCGCGATTCAGCCCGGCTTTCTGGCGGACCTTCTTGCCCGGCTCGGCTGCGGTGCCCTTCGCGGATGCGGACATGTTCCGCACCTTCAGCGCCTCCAAGACGACCGTGCCGTGGTTATTGGCGATGGCCGTGGTTTGCTCATGGAGGAAATTCTTGCGGGCGTTTGCGACCCGCATCTGTATCTTCGCCACGCGGCGGATGGCCTTGCGTCTGTTGGCCGATCCCCGTTTCTTGCGGCTCAGGTTCCGTTGTGCCTTCCGCAGCGCCTTGAGCGCCTTCTTGCCGTGGTTGGCCGGCGCGACGTTGGTGCCGTCGCTCAGGGCCGCGAACACCGCCACGCCCCGGTCGATACCGACTGCCGGCAGGATGGACGGGATCGGCTCGGCCACCTCGCGCTGCCACTGGACCGAGACATGCCATTGCCCGGCGCGGCGTGAGACGGTCGCGTTGCAGATGGTGCCGGGGATGGCATACCAGCCGCGAAGCCGAATCCACCCCAGTTTCGGCAGCTTGATCCGCCCGGACGATTTGCCCGTGCGCTCGACCTTGATCGAAACCGGATCGGGAAACCGAAAGCTGTCGTTCAAGCCTTTCTTGCGTGACGTCGGATAGTCCGCTCGTCCCGCCCACCAGTTCTGATAGGCGCGATCGAGGTCTTTGAGTGCTTGTTGCAGCGTATGGACGGGTGCAGCTTTGAGCCAATCCACCTCGGCCCGAAGCATCGTGACTTCGCGGCACTGGCTGGCAAAGTTGAACGTCCGTCCCGGCTTCCACCAGTCGCGCCGCTGCTCCAACGCCAGATTGAACACGAAGCGGCACGAACCCGCGATCTGCGCCATTTGCTGCTCTTGCTCGGGCGTCGGGTAGAGCCGGTATGTGTTGGCCTTGCGGATAACCATAGCCCATATTATAGTTGGTCTATGGCAGATGACAATAGCTACCGAAGCGGAAGGCATTGCATTTTTGCGATGCACGTCCATTTGGTCTTCGTCGCAAAATATCGCAGGCGCGTGTTCACGGAGGCATCGCTTGCCGATCTCCGCGCGATCTTTACCAGCGTGTGCGAGGATTTCGAGGCTGAACTGATCGAGATGGATGGAGAGGACGATCATGTCCATTTGCTGGTGAATTACCCGCCCAAGGTCGCGGTGTCGGTGCTGGTGAACAGCCTCAAGGGCGTGTCCAGCCGACGCCTTCGGCAGATGCGCCCCGAACTGGTGCGGCGGTATTGGAAGGGAGTCCTTTGGTCCCCGTCCTACTTCGCTGCATCCTGTGGCGGAGCGCCGATCAGCATCATCCGCCAATACATCGAACAGCAGCGAACGCCCGAATAGCCCATGTCGGCGCAGACGCGCCTCTAACGCCCTTACCTCGGCCTGAACGCCGAGGCTTGCGGGCTTACAGATGGTCATCCTAGCCTGCGACTCCACCCGGCGCGGCTCGTCGTGTTGCTGGTTACGCGGCGACTTCATTGCGTTCCCTCCAAGCGGAGACCACAGCGGCGGCGGGGGCGTGGCGGTTTCACGACACCTTCTCCGGTCTGGAAGCATCAAGCCATGCCTTGCGTAGTTTCATGGCGTCTATGAAGCGATGGATATATGCTTGAGCTTGTTCTTGGGACATGTTGTCGAGAGTCCCTCCTCTAAACTCTCCAGTTTTAGCGAGAGAATCAATAGCCTCGTCGAGTACCTGATTCGTAAACTCTGGCGAAAATGACGGTTCACGTTGCTGCTCGTCCATTCTTATCCCTCCACTTTTCCACCACCGCTATAGCCTCCCCGACCGTCTCCGGCAGAGGTTCATCGGACACTACGTAGACCAGTTCCGGCTCGTCCGCCACCTGTATGAACGCCAGCCTCAAGTCAGGGTGCGACAGATAGCGCGTCGTCATGTGGCTTGTCGGGCGCGGCCAGTTCGGCTTGATGTCAGACGATTCTAGGCGCTCCACGCTCATAGCTCAAAGGCCCCTTTGCTCGAAGAACGTACGTGGAGGCGGAAGGTCGGCCATCTCGTCAGCCGCCCTCAAGATCGAAAACACGCGCCTGTTCAACTGGTCAGCCAAGGGTGAAATCTCCCCCGATTCCTTCTTCCTCGCTCCATCCCACGTTAAGCCTTGCGAAATCAAGCCCGATCGCAGGTTCTCCACCCAGGTCCAGTTGGCAAGGGCCATGCCGAACGTTCGATCGTCACGTTGCCGGCCAGGAGCAGAGGCGCCGATGTCGCCCCGTGTCTGCACGACGTTCGCCATTTCATCAAGTAGAGGGATGGACCGGACTTCGATTAGATTGGTTACCCACGAGTCGCGCAGAATGTTCATCATGCGGAACTTTAGGTCAACGCCTAGTTTTGTGTTGTAGGCAAACCCAGGACCCGGCGAGTCTATCCGGCGATACAGGTGCCAGTTCGCTGCCGGCAGAAAGTCGTCAAGTTCCCACTTCGGACCTTGGTTGTGACCGATTGACGGTAGCTTGCCTTCAGCCTCACGGCGAGAGCGGTTCTCCGCCATCTCCTTCTCTGCCAACTTGCGGATTTCGTCTTGATACATCTCGGAACGCATACGGACGCGCAGATCGTCAAACGCCTGCATCACCGCGGCGCCGATACCGCCAGTGAGGTCGATATTGATCCGGCAGTTCTGGTATTGCCCCGCCATGTAGGCGGTTACCCATGCGCAATGGCGGGTCTCGGGGATGGAGTCGGCCCACTCGGCGACTTGCACCAGTTTGTCGGCGAAAACACGCCACACGGACACGCAGTGATTGTTGCTGTCTTCGCTCCGCCCCCCGGCAGGGTCCACGCCAATTACGTAGATGCCTTCCGGATGAGGCTTCTCCCACACACGCAACTTGATCTGATCGGCTGGTATTGCGTAATCGACTTCCTCCACTCGGCAGAGGTGGAACTCGTCGGCAAGGTAGAACTGATATACCTTGTAGCCAAACCCGCCATTTTCTACGCTGGGGTCTATTTCCTTGCCTTCGGCCTCCTGCCTCTTGGCAAGTTCATCGTTGGCATCGATAATGAACTGGCGGCGCTGCGCGAGCAGGCGGTTTTGGAAGAAGGAGACGCCAGACTGAACAAAGGCCATTTCAGCCGTCCAGGGCTGGTTTTGATCCAGGCTTCCTTCGCTCGATCCAGGTATCGTCTGCTGCCAGCGATACCAAGCCAGTTGTTCCATAGTGACTTCATAGTTGTATTGCTCGCGCACCTGCGAGATCAGTTCGTTTTCCTCTGGCGTCGGTTCATAGGTTCCGAACTTCTTAAACTTCGGATCAGACATCCTGATCTTCTGACGGTCGTGCGACCACCACCCGACGAACATGAAGCGCGACGAGAACTCATCGGCCTGTGCGGCTTCACACATATCCTTCCAGTGATTTGGTCCGGCGGCGGTTCCCTCGAATATGTATAGCGACCTCGGATTATCAGGCGCCATCGCATGCCGGAACGATTCCAATCCCTCTTCTTTCCCGAATCGCTGGACCTCGGTCAAGTGGCCTACAATGTACCCCTCGCCCTCTCCCCAATTCACCTTGGACTTGCCGGCTACTCGCATATCAAGACGCGAGCCGTTAGAAAACTCGAAGCCGAATCGATTATCTCTTACTACGCTGAACGACTTACCCATGAACGGCGCTAGCGACGCGACGTATTTGCGTATGGTGGTCCTGTTCTTGTTGCTACTTTGGTCGTTTTCTGACACGAAAATGCCGATGGTGTTGGCATGGTAGGCAAGCCAGAACAGCGTAATCGCCAGCGTAATTGTTGTTACGCCCAGCTGCCTTGACTTTAACACGTAGAAGACGTGTATGCCGTTCTCCAGGCCGTCGCAAATCTGTTCAAGTACGCGCGTTTGCGATGTCCAGAGTTTAAGCTCTATCCCCTCTCCGTCCGGGTCAGACTCAGCGTGTTTTGAAATGATGCGCAGAGCCTTGACATACTTCCTGAACAACGGAAGCCACTTGGTGGCACTCTTAGCCATCTGACCACCCCGGAAACGCCCCGGCCCCGGTGACGACGAACCCACGATCTGGCTTTGCCTCGGCTGCGGCCTTCATCAGTCCGTCGAGGATTTGCAGCAGCACCTTGTCGTCGTTCTCGATGGTCTCGTCGGCTTCGGCGAGAAATGGGATACGCATCAGTCCGTCAGGCACGGCCCCGCGCATCGGATTGTTCTTCGGAACGCGCCACACCAGGACGCGGCGTCGGGTCGCATCGTGCATCCCTAGCGCCTGCCATGCGGTGCCGAACTCGCCGAGCGCTGGTTGCCGGATGCGGCACTGGCGCTTGGGTTGCTGGCGGAACCACAGAACGTCATCGTTCACCTCCGTAAATTCCCGGCCGCAGTCAGCCATTCGCGGAACTTTCCAAGCACAGCGCTGTATTCATCCCAAGTGGCCTCTGTCTGAACCTCATTGGGATGATCGAACGGCAAGGCGTTGCGCTCTCCCATAGTATATTCCATGCGGATAATTGCAGCAGACCGACCTCTGTCAGACAAGCGACAAAAGCCGAACTCATCCGGAGGATCACACGGATAATTGCCGCTCAGGCTCCAGCTATCTGGCAAACTACGCAGAGGATACATACCTACCATCCCCTAAACCACATCACGTCGTCATTCATCGAGATTACCTGCGAGGTCCATCTCGTCAACCAGCCCGCGCACCAGTTCCACGAGTTGCCCTTGGGGGACAAGGTTGCTCACCTCAACATACCATTCAGCCATCCAACCACCCCTCCAACTGCTCCGGGTCGAACTCGGCCGCCATCGGCACCCGAATTTCCGTCACGTCTGGTGCCTTATACACCTCCCGCACGGACCAGATAGCCGACAGGAAGGTCAGACGCTCATCGGCCGGGTTGGCTGGCCATACTACGCACAGGCGGGTCTGGACTCGGGCCAAGAGATCGGCAAGTCCTGCCCTGGCGCATATGGCATAGCCGCAGAGGGTTGCAAACGGGCCAATCTCGGACAGCGGCACGTCCACGGGGATAGTGCCCGGTAGCGTATCCAGCACGGGTGGGTGTCGGCTGTGATCGAAACCCCTGCCCCTGTTGGCGACGTTCATGGCGACGGACAGCCCGCGCCATGTGAGGTAGGCCACAAGATCGCGCCACCACGGGTCATGGACTGGCGGCATGGTGTGCGTGGACGGGGCCAGAAGGACCGTGCGTCCTTCTGGCAGTCGCGCATCTACCATGCGACGCTTGGCCTTCACGGTGGCAGTAGAGGGCCACTCAGGCTTCGCCATCTGTGTGCCGTGGGGCAGTCGGAGTATGTCGCACATGGCATCTGCCATCGTGCCGCCGTGGTGCTTGAGGTAGGCAACCTCATCGCCGATCCAGCGCGGGTGCCACGCAAGGACTGGCTCATTATCCGGTCGGGCGCGCAAGACCATAAGGTCTTGGATATAGCCTTCCAGGTAGTCCACAACGGTCAGATCATCATACGAGTCGCGGAATAGCATCGTTAAGTCGAGCATCGAAAACGAGCATTGGACGGACGTTTGGCCGTATCTCTCCCGATACCCCCTCAAGTGCGACAGCCACAGGACGTGATCGCCGATACCAGAGAACATCAGGAACGTGGTCACTTTGCCAGCGCCATAACCGCAGCCGTCTTCTGCTCCTGCGGCCCGGTCCATCCGGCTTCCTCGTTGATGCGCCGCTTGATCGCGGCCCGACGCGCGTTGGCCTCGAACGCGCCACGGACGGCCTGTTGGAAGCGCTCGCTGGTGGTGTCGTTGGCGGCGAGGCACTCGGAGATGGCTTCGATATTGTCGAAGCTGTTCCGGTTCGCGATGTATAAGTCCTCAGAAAGCGCCGTCGTAATCCTGAACGACTCACTTAGCATCCAGTGCTCCATTCGGACGGAAAGCCATTTTTCTTCCTCTAATGGGCCGTCCATTTTGGCTCTCAGAATAGAAATCCTGTCGGCAACCTCGCCAGGAGATAGGTCGATCATCATCCGAAATGCCTCCGATACAGATCCCAGGCAGTCACGGCTCGTTCCGGCAAATAGTTCCAGATCGTCTCTATATTTTGCGCCATCGCATTGAGAAGGTTGAGGTTGTCCGAATACCCCAGGAACTCCGAAAGCATGTCTCGCGTCAGGTCATGCGGGTTGCGCGCGTGGAACACTGACGCCTTGCCGTACACGCAGCGGTGGCCTTTGGCCTGCACGTAGTAGGACGCCCATATGTCATCCTGCCGGCCGATACCGGGGAATAGAAAATAGTCTGGCAGCACCTTCGCAGACAGGAACGTGTTTTGACTGTTGAACGGCCCAGGCTTGTCAGATGCCATCGGAAAGCTACGTGGGTCAAAGTTGCACTCTGGCGCGTGTTCCATCCGGCATATCGCGTCAACGTCCGGGTCGCCGTTCCAGAAGTCGGCCTGGATGTCCGGCGTGATGGTTTCACGCTGCACCAGGAACGTGTATCGGCGTTTCGATACGAGTTGGATCGGAAACCCCCGGTGCCAGAGGTATTCGTATTCGGTGGCGCCGATCGGATCGAAGGCTGGGGATTCGGTAGGAAACATGCGAACGCTGGTCGGTTTGCCGATCATCAGGTCTTTGCCCCAGCCGTCCATCGGCACGTTATCATCGTCCACCGTAGCGACGACTTCTGCGCCCATATCCTTTGCCAACAGGAACCCGAAGTTACGCCGCTGCAAGCAGTTCCAACCGATCGCATCGGATAGCTGTCGGTCGTATGTCTCCTGATCCTCGGGGGCCATATATGTGCCCCGTTCCAGGGTGTAGCCGAGTGGCGTCTCGCGATCACCCACCACGACCAAGTGCCAGTCAGGCATCGCGTCAAAGCGGCGGATGGCATCGGTAGGTGAGTTGATCGTGGTGCAGACGATGACCTGTTTCATCCGTGCATGACTTCTGGGTCGATCAGGCCAATAGAAACGGTCTTGCGGAGGCGTTCGACTTGGACCGTTCCCCCAGCCTGGTCGGTATGCTCGATGGCAAGGCGGACGGCATCCGATACGCTAGCACCAGCGGCCATTGCTCCGAGCAAAAAAATCTCTGCTCCACCTGCGGCGTGATACTCATTCTCAATAGTTACCGGCATCATCTTGCTATCGAAGATCGTGACCTCTCCGCTCGGTGAAACGACCATCGCCTGAAACTCGCCGTCAGGCTCTCGAATATCCTCCGTCCGGCATCCGGCATCGAACCACGCCGGGAACCACTGCATTGCCCCACCTGAACCGCACACCCCTATCAGGCTGCCATCCTTGGCATGCGTGATCTTCTTGCGATGGCCGCAGATGGCGGTGCGCCCTGACCACATCGCAGTGTCAGCGGCCATGATCCCAGAACGATAGGCGATTGCGGTTATGACACGTCTCCTTGTAAGTCCTTCACCACGCGATCAATCACTGGCTGCCAGTGACCAAGTCGAGGTTGCTGATACACCGTCATCGCGTCATACCAGACGGTCGGGCCATCCTTACGCATCCAACGCCAACAGGAGTCGAAGCGCGACAGCATGAGCGTGCGAACGCCGAGCGACGCGGCCAAATGGCATACAGCGGAGTCAATCGTCACCACCGTTTCAAGCGCTCCAACTATGTCGGCAGTGTCCTGCCAGTCTCGACAACCGAGTGACTTCAGTTCTTCCCACATCAGAACGGCACACGGGCGACACGCTTCAATGATAGGCTCGAATTGAGCCTCGGTCAGTGATCGGCGCTTATCGGTGAAATGCGCTGGCGGGTCTTCCGGCCGCGAGCCCCCCGCCCAGCACACACCATTGCGAGCGCCAACGTTGCGCTTGGAACTGGCGTACCGGATCGGCGGGGGCACCGTCTCTGGTGTTGTTCCGAACAACAGCGGCAAGCTCATCAAGCTCGTTTGATGGTCAAACTGGGGCACGTCGTCACGCCGATGCACGATGATCTGCGCCGGCAGTACGTGGAACAGCCGCTCCAACTCGGCCTGCGTCTCGACAATGACGTGCGATGCGAGTTCGGCAACCATCGGCACATACCGCGCGAACTGGATGCTGTCGCCAAAACCTTGCTCGGTCCTCAACAGGACTCGCTTGCCCCGTAGGCCGTCAAGATCACCTTCGTAGAGTGGTCGCCCTTTGTAATCCCATGGGCTGACTGGCGCGAGGATGCGCCATCTCGCCTCAAATCTCGCCCAACCCTCAAGCCAGCGACCCATCCGCAAAAGAGTGAAAGCCTCGCCTGCCTCCGCGTCGGCAAAGTCCGGTCGCGCCTTCTGCGCCAGCCTATAGTGGTGCAACGCCCCTTCTTCCTCGCCCAGGGAAGAACACATCACCGCCATGCCGTGATTGCACTCGGCATCGTCTGGCGCCATCGTCACGCCGCGCTCAAGGCAGGCAAGCGCCTCGCAGTGCATCTGCAACATGCAGTAGCACGCGCCGAGTTTGTGCCATGCGCCGGGCATCGTGTAGTTCGTCCGGTGCAGCACCTCGCGGAACGTCGGTATCGCCGCCTCGTATTCCCCGAGCTTGAACTGTGCCATGCCGATGTTGTTGAGGATGGCAGCGTTCTCGGGGTTGAGTTCGAGCGCTTGCTCGAAAAGGACCTTGGCCTCGCGCCATTTGTGCTGGCGCATTTCGATGGCGCCGCGAGCGGAGAGGATGAATTGCTGGGGCACGCCTTCCATCGCGGCGCGGGTGACCGCGCGCTCGGCGTATGGAATATTTCCGTCGCGGACGTGGCGTAGGGCGAGATCGAGGTTGGCGTTCTGCTTGGTAGTCACGCCTTGTCGGCCTCCGGAAGGCGCCCAAGAATCGCGCTGATAAATTCCGGCGTCACAACCCGAATAAAACCTGGAATCGTCCGCCAGAACTCCTCGCCTCGATCCTCGGAATAGATCGCCTGTTCCGTAGTCGCTACAGTCTCCGACATGCCGCCTTCGCTGCATGGCAGACCATGTGTCTCCGCTTGCTGGATCGTCTTGATTTCCGCGCGGTGGGTGTGGCCGGCGTAATCTACCACCATGCGAACCGGTCCGCCGCGCTTTGGTAGCAGAAGAAAGCCTATGACTTTAGTTGGCTGGCAGCAACACCGCACCGCGAAGAACTGGCGTTCCTCTATACGAAATGACGTGTCTGATATCTTGCTCACCACCGCCTCGCCATCAGGTCGCCGAACGTGATGTAAGCCATGCCGTCACCGCGCCTCTCCTCTGGCACAGGATCAGCGGTGAATCGCACTCTATCGAGCACACCAAGCGCCTGATCGACCACCGCCACGCGAGACGTGAGCAAGGCGATTTGTGCCTCAAGGTGACGCACTCGATTAACAACAATCACTTCCATTATGTTTTCGCCGTCAGTTGACCACCGACCAAGCAACTCCTTGGAACGATCCACGTTCTTTTGGAACTCGTGGATAGCTTTCGTCAGTTCTGACCGCATTTTGCAAAGCGAGTCCTTCATCAGCCGAATCATGTCGGATTGGATTGGCGGCTTGGACCTTTCGTAGAGGTGCTGCATAGCCATTTCGAGGCCGGTGGCGAGCATCTCCATGAGTTGCGCCCGGCTGTTGTCAACCGGGTTTTCTTCGGCCTCTCCGGTCTGGTCGTAACGGGCTCGGCGCTGTTCGTCCGTCAGCGTGTCGTGCGCGAGTTTGACCAGTGCGAAGCGCGCCTTGGAACCGTTCGGCGTGTCCGGGTGAGTGTCCCTTGCCTTGCGTCTGTAGGCACGCCTGATCGCCGCGTGGTCGGCATCGCGAGGCACGTCCAGAGCGGCATATAGGTCAGCCGTCACGTCTCTTGGGCGACCACCGCCCGTATCAGAGGCATCAACAGATCGAACGCCGTCATCGCCGTGTCAGATGAAACCGACTTCAGCAGTTCGCGGTCTGGTCCGGTCGCCGGCCAGGGACGTGCTGCCGACGCGGCGACGGCAAGCAACAAGGCGCGTTCTTCTGGCGTCATTGGCGGATTGCCCCTGCGTTGTTGATGCTCTGCGCTAGGCCGTTGGAGGTCACCGCGTTCTTGACCTTCTGGTTCATCTTGACCTCGGTATCGGCGCGGACCTGCGTCAGCGCGTTGGCAATGGCGTTGTGCAGATTGGACAGCACGTTTCCATCGACCGCCGCCGCCACGTCCTGCACCAGCGTGATTTGCACGTCGTTTGGGTGAAGACGAAGATTGCGCCCGAAATCGTCGGTGATCGTCACCCTGTCAGCACCATGCTGGCCGAGAGGATCAATCATATCGCGCGTCGAGACGGCCTTCTCATGGCTCTTGAATTGCAGGACCAAGGCTTGTGCCTGCCCGGTCGGGAACACCATCAGCGTCCACACGTTGTCCATCTTGCTTCATTCCCCTAACGACTCTGCGGATCGCATCGCGACCGACTTTGAGATGCTGCCTGACGTGCTCCTGGGTCCAGCCTTGGCTCAGAAGTTCCTTGATCTTCGGCTCTTTGGGCGTTGGCGGGCGGCCTTTAGCCATGCGGCTTGAGCGTGCCGAAACCTAGCGCGCGCGGTGGTAGCGGTTTGGCGGTGGCCTGCGGGGGTGGTTTATCGGCGACCGTGGCAGCGTCGCTTGTTGGGGCTTCGACCCACCGTCCGGCATCGGTGTCCCACTGATACAAGCCTCCGTTTGGTATCCTTGAAAGGGGAGGATGCGCGCGGAGCATGGCGTTCTCGTTCAGCAGACGAGCGTTCTGCGCTTCCAGTTCACGCGACCGGCAAACTGCCGCTTCGCTCTCCAGGTTGCACTTGTGCCATGTCTCGGCCCAGTATTCACCGGCATCGCCGCCGGTTTGCAGCGCAGCGGCGGCGGTTAGTTGGGATTCTAGGCTGGCAATGCGGACCGCTGCGTCCTCCAGCGCGGCCAAATCCTCGACGTGCCGGCTGCTCATCATAGCATCCACGGCGGCCTGCGCGGCTTCGTCCCGCCACTCCGCCGGGCCGAGGTAGCGGTAGGTTGGAAGGTCTTCGCAGCTAGGCTCCAACAAATCCGCCACACCAGGAATGAACCACTTGCCGACCACCCACTCCCATACGCAGCGTTGTCCAAAAGGATCAGACACCCAGTGCAGGCGCTTGTCGGCGTGCTCTGGCGGCGGCCGGAGTTCGGCGGGTCGCGTATCCACCATCCGGCAGTTGCCGTTGCCATCATGCTCGAACACCGAGACCGCCGTCTCATCTCTCGCCTTCGCTTTTTGGGCGTTCTCCAGTAGGAGATTCAACAGGGGGTGTGCTTGGTAGACCGAAAGCAACGCCACCTTGCGCTCGGATGGGATGGGGTCGTTGGTGGATGGCAAGTCACTCATCGACAAACGTCCCCTGCTTGGCCGGCGGTTCGGGCACCGGTTCGGTTGCCGTCAGGAAGCGGTGAAAGGCGTGGACTGCCTCCATCGTCTTTTCAGTTCCCCACGGATAGAGGGATTTTGCTGCCTGTTCGAGCGCGACGCATCGGGCAGCGTAATCGTTTGGCAGATCGGCGATCACGGCGGACCCCTGCCTCTCATCGGCTTCGTCTGGCATCACCACCTTGCCGTCTCGGACGCCCCATGCGACTTCCGTCCCCACGGCACCCACAGCAGAATCGCCTAAGCCACGATCCTTCAGAAAATTCCGCCCACTCACGGCGAGGTCGGCTTGGCTGCATCGGTCGGGTCTGCCTTGGCCTGTTCGGCTTCTGCCGGGGAGAACGGATACGTTGCCGATGCCGCCGCTTGCTGGGTTGGAGTCGCGGTTGGCGCTGACTTGGCGCCGAAGTTGGCCTTGAACCAAGCTTTCAGGTGTTCAACCGCCGCCGCAACGTCGTTGTGCGTGGCGTTGTTGCTGCCGGTCGGCCATTCGTAGTTGGGATCGAGGTGCGGTGCGTCGGGCATTTCGGGTTGCTCCTTCCTGTCTCAATGAGACCATCGCCGACATGACTGAAATCCGCAAGGGCATTTTCAGTCATGTGACTGAAATTCACGCAGCCGCGGGTTCCTTGCTCTCGTCCAGAATCCGATACACCGACGCCCGCGCGATCCCGAGGAAGGTGGCAATTTCGGTGGGTGACATTGCCTGCCGAAGCTTCATCACCTTGGCCCGGTCGATTTTCTTTTCGGAACCGCCGATGCGTTTCCCGGCCGCCCTCGCCTTGTTCAGCCCCTCGCGCTGGCGTTCCAGCATGATCTCCCGCTCCCAGGCGGCGACGCCGGCCAAGATCGTCAGGATCAGCTTGGATGTAGGGTTGCGGGTGTCCACGCGCTCACCGCCCATCGACAGCACGATCAGGCCGATGCTGCGGGCGTTGAGGTCTTCCACGATCGACAACAGGTGCGATGTAGAGCGGGCCAGCCGATCCGGCTTGGTGACCATAAGAACGTCGCCGGGTTGCAGCGACGCAAGGCACCGCTCCAGACCGGCACGCTCTGCGACGGAACTGATTTGCTCGGATACGAGGCGCTCGCATCCGGCGGCTTTCAGATCACGCTCCTGGGCTTCGAGGCCAGCGATCTGCTCTATCGTGGAGGTGCGGCAATAGCCGATGGTGGTCATCGTATCTTCTTCCGTGCAGCGCCGCATGTGCATGGCCCCCGCGGAAGCATCGCTTTGGACCAGTTGTTGGCTGGACACATTGGCGCGTGGTGCCACTCGTAAAAAGCCACAATGCCATTGCGCAGCGCGATTTCCTGTATCTCGTCAGCTATCTTGCGCTTATCTGGCGGGTCGTCCCATACTAAGCGACCACCGCGCAAGGCGTTGATCGCGGTGCCTAAAAGCCATGCGGCGAGTTGGCGCTGCCGGGCGAACGTTGGATCGTGCTCCAAGTCCTCTGGTATCCCCTGTCTCGCGCTTGTCGCCGTCGCCCGATCATAGGCATCCATCGGTCTCTCCTTCTTGAACCATTGCGGGTCAGCGACGTTGCCTCGCAGCTATGTCGCGCCGCTTATCCGGATCGCACGCGCTCAGAATGTCTGCCGCGATCTGACTGGCGATCATGGCGGCCATCTTGTTGGCCTTTTCGTTCCGCATCATCCAGTCGCGTTCCGCACCGTATTGCATGAAGTCGTTCGGCGGCTTGCCGGGGTTCATGTCCTCCGCGTGCTGCCGGTCGATCGACACTATACCCCAGATCAGCGTGCCGTCTGGCCCGGTGACCTCCCACCTGATCCCCACATCACCGGTTTGCCGCGTGGCGCTGCTCATGGCAGCGAACCTCCCGGCTTCCGACCGAACGGCGAGGCCACCATCACCCGTGGGTGCATCGCCCGATGAAGCAGCGCCATCACGATCCCGCGAAGTTCGGCGTTGGTGGTCTCGTGCGCGACCTCCACGAGTCGGAAAAGCTGCGCCGGGGTCAGCGGTGGCTTTTCCTCCGGCATGAAAGTCACCACGCCGGCCGGGCGTTGCTTAGCGATCGTCTCCAACGCATCGTTCACAGTTGCTCTGCTGGTCCTGAGGTCGGGGTCAGTGACGCGCGGCGTGCTGTGTGGTGTCCCGTGGTCCATGTCACACCCTCCTATCCTTGCTGACTTCATTAAGACAAAGCAAGTCCCATTGTCAATAGGTCAGCGGGACGGGTCGATTTCGCCAATTCGCCAATTCGCCGGCTGATTGGCGAATTACGACCGCAAGACGCGGGCCGGCGGCTACGGCTGCCGGTTCCTCGGCCAGCAACCACGCCTGCCCGAACGGGTGCCACGGCACGATTCCAGCAACACGACATCGCCGGTCCATGTCGCGTGTTCCACGGTCACCAGGGAATCCGACCGCCTGATCCGGCTTGCCATCGCGCAACATCCTGGCGTTCCGCATCGGCCCTGCGCCCGGCCATTGCCCGTCAGTGACGTGGTTCACCGGGTAACGCTCACTCACTACATTGTGTTCCGCCGCCCACTCGTGCGCCAGCAGATCAGCGCCTCCCATGGGGCACGCGCCATCGATCACGCACGTCAGGCCATGTTTGCGATGGATCGCGTCGAGGATGCGCCAGACTGCGACCATGTCGGTGTAGAGGCGACCCCCGAAGACCAGCAGGCGCAC